TTCCCCAAACTCGTAGTCTTACCATTCCTAAATCAGTAAGTCCGTCTGAGCCTGTTGCCATAGCATCAGCGTCGGAACCACTTGGGTTAATCACTAAAATGGTAATACTACTACTACTTGTATATGTTCCATCGGTATCAACCTTAATCTTAGGAACATAAGCCACACTTTCATAGCCACAAATCATAGCCTGTGTAATACTACTTAATCCCAAAGATGCGGCTGTAATAACTTCTCCAGCAACTGCATATTCAGTAATATTTAGTGTAGCATCAACGCAGTAATGGTGTCCCATAACAGTAGGTGAACTTTGTCCATGATGGTCGTTTAATAGTGCTAATGTACTTGCCATACTAAATCACCTCATTGAAGGTCAATTAACTTGCCTTGTCCACGCACATAAGTACACATTGTTTCTGCAATTGTTCGGTAAAGTCCTCGGTGTCCCAAGAATCCGTGACCGAAAATCTCCTTAGTATTCATACCACCTTCAAAGTATTCAGTTGGCTTAAGAGTACACAAGAACAAATGGTCGGTATCAAGAATAAGAATATCCGAAATTCCGCTACCACCTGTTGGCATATCCTTAGTAGGAATAATAGGAATGTCGTGATAGGTAGCAACCTTAAATCCGACTTCTCTTCCCTTAACTCCCTTAATACCACTGTGAGAAGGAACAACTTCAGTTCGACCCATGAATCTTTCTTGGGCTTGGAGAAGTTCTCCTAATGTTTGAATGGTGTCATATCCGGTTAGAATAACCTTTGGTGAACCGCCACGAGCCATCAAGTTTCGTAGGGCGGTATTAAGCATATTAACAGTCAAATTTCGAGCAGTTCCCGAATTTGAATCAACATATGCTTCAAGATATTCAGTTCCCGAAGAAGCACGAGAAACACCAAAAATGTTATGTCTGTCTTCTGCTCTTGGAGTTTCTGTCAAAGCGGCATTAATTTCTGCATAGGTAGTGACAATCTTGTAAAGTGAAAGCAAAGAGCGTTCTGGATTATCGTAATCCTTTCCACTTCCAGCAGGTGCGTTTAAACCATTAGCAGTTAAATCGGTAAGAACCATCTTGTTCATCGCTTCTGCGTGTGAAATACCAACTTCTTCTCGGTATGTAGACATAATATCTCCAATACCATCATCCATTCCACCAAGAAGTTGAGAAATCTCCGAAAGTTCGAAGGTGTGTGCAATTGTCTTAGGGGAAATACTTAGGTTTGCGAAAGAAGGTGCAATTTCATCAATAGCGGAAATCTGTGCGTTTTCTGCTTGTCCACCCAAAAGGTCTAAATCAGCAAGTTCAAAAGTATCACCGTTTCCACCAATAGAACGACCCTTCAAAACTCTCCAACCACTTGACTTCCACGGTTTCTTAGGAAGCATTGAAAGTGCGTTAATTTCTCGGTTAATCATAGACCAAACTTTTTGTCCATAAACCAAGTTATACAAAGTAGCATCTCCACCTGTTAATCCTGCATCCGAGCCATCGTGAACAGGATGAATACCCGTAAGTGCTGCTTTCATAATATTACTTCCACCGGATAGTCCGTAGGTCGCTCGCTCTAAGTCTTCAATTGTTCTAAAATATCCTGTCATTTTAAGCACCTCTGTTGTATTTGTCCATTAATTCGTGAACTTCGTTCCATGACATTTCTGAAATGTTACCAAAGTCCTCACTAAGTTGATTGGACACAGATTGAGTTTCTGCGGCCTTAGCGATTGTGTTGTTCTCAAGAGACTTCTTCAATTGAGAAAATTCTTCCTTAAGAGAAAGAACAGCATCTGCGGCATTAAACTTGCTCTTAGCAATTTCGTCTGCTTCAACTGCAAGTTCGTTCTTATATCGGGCTTCAAATTCAGCCTTGATAACCTCGTAAGCACGAGCCTCTTCTCTTTCAGCCTTAAATTGTGTATAAGCCTTTTCAATATTTTGTCGGGAAAGGTCGAGTGTATTAATTTCCTCAGCCTTATGTTCAACAAATTCCACAAAATCCTCGGACTTTGCTTCCTTGTCTTCATAGTCTTCTTCCTCAACATCATCATCTTCCGATTCTGCCTTCATTTCTTCGCCAGCCATTCGCTCGACGGACTCCTCTTCCATTTCATCCATCATCTCAAGTTCTTCCTCTTGTTCAAGAGTGTCCATTGTATTCTTGAGAACCGTGGATTCACGGAGTTCAGCCATTACTTCATTAAACTCATTTAGAGCCTTTTCAATTTCTGTATTCATTTTTTTATCCTCCTTAATTAGATTAAATTTTGCTTCAGGGTTTATACCCTCTTCGCATATGGTGATTTCATGCAATTCAAGTTTATCAATTTCCTTATAACTACCGGTATCGGCATCATATCTGTTTGTCTTGTTTATCGCTTGTCCACCTATTGAAAAGGAACGAAGGTTGCCCTTTCTTATATCTCGTGCAACCTCTTTAGCCTTTTCAATATCATTTCTTAATTTTATCACTACAAAAAACCCTGTATCATCAACGCCTGTTTTTAGGACTTTACCATTGGAATCTGTATATTGGTCTACAACCTCTCCGACCTGAACATTTGAATGTGTAATCATTACATTTCTATAACGGTCTTGCTTCATAAATTTATCAGCCGCTTCACGAATTGCACCTAATGTAATTTTGTCATTTTGCTTATCCACTACATCAACTGATGCGTAGCCAGCAATAACACATTCGTTATTTGACTTAAGAATTATAAGTTCTCCGCCGCTATTTGGTTCATTACCAAACATAGGAGTTTCTAATTGCATAATAGGTTCTGTATTCTAAGGACTATATTAAGGTATCTAATCCTAAGAATCATCTTCATAGATATTTATTAGTCCAGAATCACTTGACTTAGGGGCAGGTTTTGTTTCATAGCCTGTCCAAGCGAGCCACATTTCTTTACCCCCAACAGGTAAATATCTACAATGTATTTTGGTTTCAACTTCCTTACCGTTTAAAATATATTCATGGTAGCCCTTTCTTTGTGCGCCTAAAACTAGTGGTCCTCTTTCGATTAATGTTTCTGCATCGGGAGTTCTAACTTGCTTACACGGATATTTACCAGCCTCGCCTAAGAAGTCATAAATTTGTTCATCACCGCTTACCTTAATTTCCCAAGTCATTTTCTTACCTTGATAAACAATTACAAAATGTAAGTAATTATCACTTGTAATCCAAAGTTCAAATTTACCCTTTCTTAATTCAGCCTTGTTTAATATATCGTCGTTGTGATTAAATTTTCCAGCAGAATATTCAATGCCATAATGTTTCCCGGCCTTCATTAAACGCTCCTTCATTTTATTTTCAGATTTTTCATCATCTCCAAAAAGACGGCTCATCATCTTAGGGTCATGTTTTTTTGTTCTTTGAAAAATGTCATTTGCTGATAAAGTTCCGTAGTCAATAAGTAGTTGTTTTACGAAAACAGAAAACCTTCCATTATCTTTCCCATATGCGTCTTTTAACTCTTCTTTCCAAAAATCTATATCTAAAGAAGCATTTTTAGACATTAAATTATCATCTTTAAATCCGTGAAAAATGAAGCCATCTAAATTAAGTTCTGTATCTAATTTTACAAGACCGTGTATTCCGTCGCTAATTTCATAAGACTTTGTAAGAGCCTCAATCTTGTAATCCCCAAGACTTTTCTTACCTCCCGTTGTTAAAAACTCAAGAGTAATTAATTTGTCAGGTAATTTTACTTCGGGAATTTCGTGAAATTTAGAATTAAATAATGAAAACCCCTTTTTGGGATTACCCATTATTTCATCAGCCATAACTCTAATAATAGTTCCCACCTCAACATCTTTACTAGTATTCGTCGTTTTTCCTACATTCATGTAAAAGTCCCCATTCATTTCTGTTGCCTTAATAGTATCTTCTTCGACAGGACCTATACCCATACTATACCCAAAGGTTCCATTTTTATTTTCCTTCTTTTCTAAAACCATAACATCTAAGTCAACAAATTTCTTCCACTTAATCCACTTAGGGTTTTTCTTTTTCCCGATAACATAAGAAGACTTGGCATCTTTAATAACTACTCCTTCCGAAGCGGGGTTTTTCATTATGTCCATAGCATATTCTTCTATTTCTTCCAATGAATCGGCCTCTCTTGTATTATTTTTGTTTGGAAATAAAACAAATTCATCGGCATTTGCTGAAAAGTTTTTCATAAGAATCATTAATCGTTCTTCTAATTTATCAGTAGCGACAGACTTATCTTCAAAATACATTATATCAAAAACATGGGCTTTTATATTTGCCTCTTCTGTTATCTTTTTATTAATATGTGCAAGTGTATCAGCACGAACTAATGCTTCGTCGTCTTTATACATTACTGCTTCTGCGTCTAATATACAATTAGGAAACACTCGGTCTTCTAATACCTTTACGCACTGAGGCATTTTATCTGTAATATCTCTTGCATTAAATGTATAAATTTTAACATTATTATCAAATTTATGAATCTGTATTCTTAAACCATCATATTTCTCTTGAACAATATAGTCATTCGTAAGCCCCCTGATTTCCTTCATATCATCTATTTCAAAAATACGGTACATTGGTTTATTTGGTTCAATGAATTTTTCAGGTTTATCCTGCTTTACTATTTCAATTTGCGAAGGCTTATTTTGAAAATACCCGTATAGTTGGGTAGCCTTTTCTCCCCCTATACTTAAGGTATCATCGGAAAAAAGAACACTATCATCTATATTTGAAAATTGATTTTTGATTTGTGGGTCGGATAAAATTTCTCTAAGTTCAACTACCAATTTTTCCCAATCTTTTTCATATGCCTTTGGGTTATCCCTTGCACTTAAAAAGGTCGCACGAACCATATTTTTAACAGAAGAGGCATTCTTCACTATGCTGTCGAATTGAGTAAATATCATTACCCTCACATCTCGTCACTTGGAGTTAATGCTTCTTCCTCACCTACTGTCAAGGTGTGTTTAAGTCGCTTTAATTTTCCTAATGCTGTTTCTAAAGCCGCCTCAGCATCATTATCTTGTGAATCCGGAGCATCATCAACAGACTCAACTCTCACTTCTTCTGCATCAGGTTCTGCCTTATAGGTCATATTATCCGGCATTAATTTATTTTGGTAATTTCTTTTAACTAAAGAATTTCCCTTTGTAATTGGTTTAGCCGCCAAGCGTTCAACATCAACTTGCTTTCCAGCCTTTTCATCTTTTTGTGCATCTGCTGGTTCATAACCTAATGCGTTTGTAAGTAATACCGTAAGTTCGGTTAGTTGTGTTAAAACTTCTGCACCTCTAATATCTGCATCGTCGGCTATCATTTTTTCTTTGCTCATATTGTTCCCTCCAAATTTTTCACAAGTGAATCTAAATCACTCCAATCCATCTTTGAAATTACATCACCGTTTGGCATACCTGCTTGGGTTTTTGCACTCGGTCTTGGACTTCGGACAAATCCAGCCTTCATAATTGCCGTGTCCGAGTCTTCTAATTTTCTCTCTAAATCCTTAACCTTATCGGACAGGGCCTTCAATATTTCTAAAATTTCAATTGTTGTTTCTTCTTCCATTTTTTATTCCTCCTCATATACCATATCGTATAATTTTTTATATAAATTTTCATATTTCTTTCTTAGGGATGCGGCTGTCTTTACCATTTGTAGGTTTTTGACCCCCAACTTTTCTAAGAGTTCGGCCTCTTCATCTTCCGCTAAACCGTCAATTATATTTATAACTTTTCCTAAACGAAGGTAGTCCTCACCAAAGTATTCTGTTGGGTGGGCATTTTGAAGTAGGGCCTTTACTTCTCTTCGCTTCTTTGGTGGGAGAGAAGATATATCTGCCTTTTCTAATGACATTTTAGACATAATTTTATCCTTTAGTGTCTTTACTTTAGGTTTAGAAGGAACTATAAACTTAGTGTCTATAACCGATAAAAGATGTGTAAGAATACTTTTACCATCTATTTTAACAGACAATAATTCTTCTACCTCCTTTACTTGTTTTTCAGTGAGAAGATTTTTTGAAGACTCGTCAAAAATATCTCCCCT